GCTTGTCAAACCTTCAATACCACCATAAGCGGCAAAAGGGTCAACTGTAGTAACTTGTGCCACAGGCTGATTACGACCAACCTGCAAATCATAAGCAGAACGTGCTGCAGGTGTAGCCCCAAGATAATTAAAAGGCTTACCATAAGTTTCTCTTGTAGCAGCATAAGAATTTCGAGCATCAGTAGCATCTGCGGAAGTACGGTCTCTAAAATCTTGGGTAGGGTACGTAGTAACACCGACAGTAGATGTCTTTGGTATCTGCGCAACAACCTTGTTCTTGTTCTTCCTATCAACACTATCTGCACTCATGCGTATGCTCCTGCTCTGTACTGCAATATTTGTCCTGCGTCCTCAGCAATCTGCTGAGCCTTCTGTGCTGCCAAAATGTTTTTGTCCTCTGCAAGCTGTGCTTGACGATTACTTAAATCACCTTGATAAAAAGCGTTACTCGTGTCAAGCGCACCCTGCGCTTGACCAGTCTTATCAACACGGTCTTTAGCAAAGTCTTGCATTGCTTTAGAAAATGCACCACTCTTAACGTTTGCCGTGTTGCGTCCACTACGACCATAACCTGACACCAACTGTGGTGCCTGCCTATCATACTCTCTATTTACGTCTGCCATCGCACGACGAGCAGTCTGGTTCATAGTTTGGTTCTCATAAAGAGAACGACTACTCTCTCTATTAAAACCACTAATCAATGCTTGAAGACGTGCTGCGTATTCTGCCGGATTAAATGCCATTAGAAATTTCCTTTATATTTACTACCAGTTTGGGTGACTGGACGACTTTTCAATTGCTCAACATCTTTACGTAATAAATCAATAGCCTCAATCAAAGACGAAACAATCTGACGAATAGCAATAGCATCCGTAGACTTCAGCGTCGTTACAACAGGAATCGATAGTGGTTCCATCATGAGAATATTGATGTCCCCAAAACAATCTGGTCACTATCACCACTAACAGGACTAGCTAACTTAATAGAAGTAATGGCACCATCAGCAATGGCAGCAGTTTGAATTGCGCCAGCAGTAATGTTTGTGCCTGCCTGCAGTGCGTCAACAAAGTTCTTTACAGCGGTAAAGTTAGCATTCGCTTCAGCAGCTTCAGCAATGGTTGCATCAGTAAATGTATGCGGAATAGTTATAGCCATTATCCAGTGACCTTTCGATTATTATATTTGTAAGCAATACTGTCAATGCCCCACTCGCCACCAGTTGGACCAGTAAACAACAGTTGCACACATCGAGCCAAACCAAGATTAGAACCACGAATAACCTGAGCGCCCTCAGCAACAACACCCCATTTGTCTTGGCCCCATTTACCAATACCCCACCTCATACCGGTCGCAGATGCTGGAAGAACAATATCAATACTTTTACGCTCATTACCAGTTGCTTCTTCGAAATTGTGGAACACTTTAACATTCAAAGTTCGTTGTGTGTCAACCTGTTTCAAAACAAAATCTGGTCTACGGAACATCTTCTTCATTGAATAATTGTTGCCATCAATCCAACCTGTGCGATAGTAAGTGGTAAAGTTCAATTCTGCTCCACCAATCAAATCTGTTTCAGAATCATACTTCTCAACTTCCAACACTCTTGGGAGTGTTGGATGAATCAAAAGTGGCACAGCAATACCAGCAGAAGTTCTAAAATCTGAACCACCAATAAGACCGTAACCACCTGCAGAAGCAAGCATGTTCCAAGAACCATTCTGACCAATGCTTGGGTCATAAACAAGATTAACAGTTGTTTCGGTAGCAGCTGTGCCAGTTGAATAAGGAACACCCAACCAAACACGTCTACCGACATACGACACAGCAACCTTGTTGTCATAGTTACTGTTAATGTATCCAAGTGGATACATTGCTTTCAAGTTTTGAAACAAGTCAACAACAGTGTTACCGTTGTAATAAAACAAACCTTTGGCATGAACATAGAAGTAAACGCCCTGTTCAGACTGTGCAATATAAGAAGGGTTATCCGCTCCAAGACTAGAAGACAACTCAACGACCTGATGGTCTGTCGAGTCGTACCCAAACAAAACATAAATAGCCTGTGGCTTAAACACAACAAGATGTCCAGCAACAACAGCAAGACCCGTTATACCATCTCCACCACCGTTAAAGTCAATATAGTCAGATTCAAGCCAATCTTCTGGCAAACCCTCATGAGACCATCGCAAACGGTTAGGATAAACAACGCCATTCTCTTTTGTATTTGCAACAAACATTTTATTTGTGTGCTGAATTGTATGCTCCGCTTTGGGAAAGTATCCACCAACAGGACTAACGTAAGCCTGCCAGGTAGGACCACTTGCAGTCAAAGCAGTTGAGTAGGTGTCAGCAACTTCCCACTTATATGATGCAACGCCGGCTTGACCAGTAGTAATATACATCGTCTTGCCCCACTGGGCAAGCGATGAACCATTCGTACTAGCAGACACAATCGGAGTACCAGCACCAAAATTCAAAACACTAAAGTTTGTTCCAGTAGATTTGTAAACAGTCGTTTCCGTTGTAAGCATCAGATACTCAGTAGAACCCTTAAACCATGTCAGACGCTTAGGAGCCCAAGTACCAGACACAGCGGTGTCGTTAATCTCTCTAAACGCTCCACGACTAAACAAACCACCACGAGGGTCAATCTCAACATTCATCATGTCAGGTGACTCATTGTTGGACAACTGAAACTGGTCGGCACGAAGATTCAAGCCACCAGTAAAATCATCACGGCGTTCAATAAGGACTTGTGCCACTACAACGTCCTACCAAGAGTCTGCAACCAACGCTTCATAGTTGGATACTGTCGTCCACCGGACATCACAACAGGTTGTGCACTTGATGCTTTCATCAAGTCACGGCGAGCAAATGCAACACCTTCTTCAAAAGACTTCATATGCATGTTTGCTAAATCAGAGTCCTCTTGACGCTGATAAACACGAGCAAGAACAAAATAGGGCAAAATAGCATGAAAGAACTCGTCAAGGTCAATATCCTCGTTAACGTTAGTCAACCAAGTATAAACAGGATTACGAAAAGCTCGCACAGTCATCGGATACACAATGTCTGGCTTAGCCCACAACAATAACTTTTTGTCCCAAAAACTATAAAAATATGGTCGACTAGGAGTATCAAGATTGCCCAACCAAATTTGTTCTGCATCGTTGTAATCAATCAGACTAAGCCTGGCACCCTGGGTTGATGTGTCCACAACAGAAATGATTTCTCGAATATCCCCAATTGTAGATATTGTGTACTCACGCTGGTTGGCGACAGTATTAAACGTGTATGTTTCTTGTAATATCGGCCAACGGCGTTCTAACGCATAAATGCGTTGGAACCCTTCACGAGCAAACTGGTCAATAATAGAATCGGACAAATCCGTTTCATCAAGGTCGGCCATTTCCCTGACCTGCGCACGTAATGTCGTAAGTGTTATTGCCATTAAGCCTCACCCTTATTTCTTAGATGTCCGATGCAGAAATCTGTCCCACGGGCCTTTGGGCCCTCACACGTGTCATCCTTGCCTATGCAACGATTACGCCCGATATAAGGGCCTGATGGAGCAGCAAGGCGAGCGCCTTCTGCATGGGCAAGACGGGAGTGCTTAGTAGTTGGCTCCCCGTATAGAGTATGAGCAAGTTTGGCCGTTTGGTTCATACCAATAGCCCTGTTTGTTACTTAATACGCTTCTTTGGAACTTTCTTTACAGGAGTCTTTACAACAGCCTTCGAAGTCAAAGGCTTCGAAGTTCTCTTTACCATTGGCTTAGTAACAGTCTTGGCAACACGAGGACTGCGCTTAGCAACTGCTGGAACAGACTTCTTTGCAGTCTTCGCTACAGTCTTTGCTGCCGGTTTACCAAGATTCTTGTAAGTGTTGAAGTTCGCAGCCTTAGCAGCTTTAGATAATGGTGCTGCCTTATATGGTGCAGCCTTACCAACAATCTTAGGTGTAACTTTACCCAAGTTCTTGTAGTACTTCAAATTAGATGCACCCTTAGCACCCTTAGCCAATTTTGCTGCCTTGCCAGCTGCAACAGCAGCCTTGGCACCAGCACCAACACCGAAAAGAGTAGCAATACTTGAACCAAGTTCAAGAACACCAGCGCCAGCAGACTTCGCAGCCTTGCCGTAATTACCTTTGCGCAAGTTCTTACCTGCACGACCAAAGTCATCTACGCCAAGAAGTTCATTGCGGGCAAAGTCATAAACTTTGCCTCCACCACTACGACCCTTTTTAGTGTCAGCGGACATCGAAGAAGGCTTAGTAGAACCAGCCTTGTACCCCGACACGCCTTTCATATTGGAAGTAGCAGAACGACCCTTGCTAGAAGAAGAACTAGGGGTACCGGAAATAGCAGGAGGATTAGAACTAGATGAACTAGAACTAGTTACCTTTTTCTTTGGTGCAGCAAAACCACGACGACTTACATCGCCAGAGTTAAACTTCTCACGAAGTTGCTTACGCAACTCGGGAGTGACAGTCTTACCCTTAGCCTTCATCTCGCCAATGCGAGTCTCTACATAATAACGTTTACGAGACTCTTTAGCACTTTGACCCTTTGCGGTACCAGCCTTAACAGCTTCCTTACGACCAGCAATACGAGCCTTCTCGGCTGCATTCATAGCCATTAGTACATTGACCTCATACGAGAAACTTTAGCTTTTGGCTTAGCATACGCACCAGCCTTAGCAGATGAACTCTTCGCAGTAGCCGAACCCATTGCATCAGCACCCTTGCCACGACCTGCAGCAGACTTGCGTGGCATTGTCTTACCAAAACCACCCATTGTTGTAGCACGACCACCAGATGCTGAACCCATACCTTCACGAGCAGCACCTGCACGACTCACACGAGCCTTGGTTCCAGTTGCACCTTGAATCGTGCGACCCGAACGATACGAACCACCAACTTTAAAGTCTGGTGTTTTTGCTTTTGCTTTAGCCTTTGGCATGCTATCTGCACCACCACGACCACGACCTGCTGCAGATGCACCAGCCATTGCTGGTCTAACATAAGACTTGCCAGTTCCCTTAAGTGCCATCATTTCACCTGAGCCACGAACTCCTGGCATTGACTCTTTTGCTTTACCACCAGTTTGACGTGAAGCCGAAGGTGATTTAGGATACTTCTTAGGTGTTGGTATATAAGCCATAATTACTTGCCTACCTTGTCTGAGTTTGGACGAACCTTATAGTTCTTATCTTTTTTAACTGGCACTGAACTTTGACCATACAAACCTGGAGCTGTGACAGTCCCAGACTTTGGAGTTGCACTTGCATGACTATCTAACTGAGGGTAATTGTAAGGCATTTTATTCTCCTAAAACTAAATAGATTTGGAAGGGTGGAGTGTGGCCTCCACCCCTCCGAATCAGATTACTTACTTAACTGCACCACCAGAGTTCTTGCGGTACAACTGAATTGCTGACGATGATGTTACAACAGCAAGGAATGTTGCTGAAGTTCCATCAAACACAACCATGTTTCCACCGTTGGTAATCGTCCAACCAGTAGCCGTAGTTACCGTGTATTGGTATGCTGACGCAAGGTTCACAATTGTGAACTCAAACGAAGTTCCAACTGCCTCATCCGTCAACGCTGCAAGCACAAGTGCTGCGGTTGGCAGAGTAAAAGTTGTGTCTACTGTTGGTGTACCGACAAACAACTTGCTTACAAGTAGTTCTGCGGCGGTTGGTGTTGCTGCATCAGTAATGGCTACTGCTGTAACCTTTTCTAATGCTGCAATATATGTTTCAATACGCTTGCGTGTTACCGCACCGTCTGTATCATTTGCTAATAGTGGCATAATATTTCTCCTTGTTTTCTAGTAGTTAACTTAGGCTGTCTTAGCGGTCAGTTTGCCTTGCTTTGCACGGTTACGTACAGTCAAGTTTCCGTAGCACATGATGAGCGAGTAACGTGCATCAGTGTCTTCTGGCGAAACAAACGCAGTTTGTGCAAACCACTTGTCTGAGTGACCAACCAAAGTGATGTACTTGCTGTTCAAGAAGAAGAACGTTCCTGCTGTGCAACCAGTGTCGTACATTACAGGAGCAGCCTTAAACAACAGGTTCTGGAATCCAGCATCTGCAGTCTTGGTGTCCGTGTAACGGAGTTGTGGTTGAAGCAATGCTTCATACTTCTCAAACAAAGTCTGAGTTGTCAACAATGTGTCTGGGTGGTCATTACCAACCGAAACGCTGTTGTATGCGGTTGACATTTGAGCAAGAGTCAAAGCAGTTGCAGTGTTCTCTTCGTATGACCTCCACCATGTGTAGGTGTTTGAGTCAATTCCGCCAACGGTGTTGCCAGACTCAACCAAGTTGCCAAGGCCGTTCCAGTTCTTTGAACTGTTGCCAGTTCCATCACCGAAAAACATCGTGTTGAAACCTTCACGCATAGACTCTTCAGCCTGCATGATTTTTGCTTCCAACAAGTTGATGATTTCCTGGTCTCCGTTGTTCTTGGCTTCTTCAATACCCGAGATTGAAATCGAGCCAGCATACTGACGCCATTCAAACTCTGCAGCAGAGATGCCTTCTTGTGGAGTAAGCGCAATTGATTCGTAACCCGAGTACGAACCAACAGTGCTGTTGAGTCCGTAGATGAGTGGCTCAACAATTTTCGTACCGCCGTTAAGCATACGAATGCGACCCTTGTCCATAAGAGTGTAAGTCAACGGACGTGCAGTAAATACGTTGTCCGTGAGGGTCTTGCGATAGTTCGCAAGGGTTGTTGTTAATAGATTATCAAAGTTGCTGTTCGCAGCGACCATATTGTTGTCTCCTTAAGTTAAGCGTTAAGCATGTTGACGCTTTGCAGCTTCAAATGCTTCTCGCAATGATGTAATTGGTTTAGCAGAAACATCAGCACTTGACGATGTTGTGCCACCACTAACAACTCCCGCTTGACGTTTTGCACTCGTGCGGGTCTGTTCGTCGGTAGCCGCTTGAGAGCGGATTTGACGAATGGCTTTCGCATCTTCGTACACTTTGTCAAACGAAATTTGTTTGTAGACAGCTTCCAAATTGGTTGAACCCAAAGCCAAAGCTTTGGACACAACTTCGTTTGCATCGAAGTCCTCATATTTCGCTTGCAGCGAAGCAACAGTACGCTCCAACTCGTCTGCAGCCTTTTGATGTTCAAAAGCCTGCACTCGTTGTTCTAACTGTCGGTATTGTTTCTCAACCGGGTCTTGGAGTTCTTCTTCCTCTTTGGTTAAAGGTGTCTCGTCTAAACCGTAATGTTGCTTCAACAATTCCAAAGTACCCTTTGGGTCGTTTTGCAAGGCTTCTTGCAATGCGCCACCAAACTGTACTTGTCGCCGTTGCTCACTGAGTTCCTGTGTCTTGCGGGTATAATCCGCTTGACGCTGGTATCCAGAAAGCGCCTCTTTAAGAGGAACTCTTACTTCCTCGCCATTGACTTGAACAGCGACATATTTGTCGCCATATTCATCAACAGGAAGAAGTTCAATCTCCTGCTCACTTAGGCTTTCAATTTCTCCTGCAGCTGCTGCTTGTCCTTCGCTTTCTAACTCAGGGGCAACTTGTACTACTGGTTCATTGCTTACTACTTCACTCATGGAGTCCTTTCAAGGGGTTGCTCTATAGTTATATATTTATCGTTACATTTGTGGTGGCATCTGGCCACCCTGCGCTTGTTGCATCAACTGCATCAATACCTCAGGAGGTAATGATGCAAGTTCAGGCGGTAATCCACCACCCATCTCTTGCGGTGGCATACCTTGTGGCATCATCGGTGGCATTTGAGGTGACATCTCTTGAGGCATCTGAGAAGGCATACCTTGTGGCGGCATACCCTGAGGAGGCATCTGAGGTTCTGGAGCAGGTGGAGCAGGAGGCTCAGGCGGTGGAGGTGGGACAACAAATGATGCACCATCTTTAATACCAAAACCGTATGTTAAAAGATAACCAGCAAGTTTTGGCATATCAATAATACCAGTGTTAACAAACGGTGCCATTGCATCAACAACCTGTACGGCCTGTTGACGTCGCACAGTCTCATTCACGGGCTGAGTAGAACCACCAACTACATCGAAGTCAAAATCACCTTGTAGGTAATCACGGTCAAAGTTCAACCAAACTTGTTTGGCACCTGTTCCCGCAATACGAACTGCAGCTTCACCTGTCATAAACTCTTGTGCCAAAGCAACCATGCGGCGTGCAACCTCTGCAATAGAACGTTCAATCAAAGCAAGCTTGTCCGATGAACGAGCATTAGCGGCATCTTGAATGATGCCGGCTTCTGTGGCTGTACGACGAATCTCAGGTAGCGAACCACGCTGATATTCAGATACACCAGACACACGGTCAATGTCACTAGAGATAAGTTCAGACTGATTATAAAACTCTGGTGGACTGATAACAGCAGGCATCGGACCAACAACACTCCCGATACTCTCTTCGGAAATAACAGGAACCATTACGTTGTCCTCGTCTGATTCCAATGCAGACCTACCGTCGGCATCAAATGCCGACTCTTTGTACAGCCACTTGCGTGAAAACCGTTTACGGTGGTTCATCATCTGTGTACGTGTCTGGTTAAGTTCCATCTGCAAAGGCTCGATGGCTTCTAGTTCGCCCATGGGATAAAAATACTCTGGCACTTCATAGTTTGGAATCATGACAAATGGATGTCCAAAAGAGAAAGGAATGTCTGTTGGGTTCACAAGAAACTTGTCGCCTCCGTCACAGAACACAGACATTTTGCCTGCATCAATGTCGTAGTATTCCCAAATCTCTACGTAGGTATCTTCAGGTTCAGACGATGGTCGTGGTCTATCACGACCACCAACACCATCTAATCCATAACGAGAATAGTGGCTAGGTTGTGCATCGTTGCGAGCAACAGAATTGTATCGCTTGTCCTTTTTGACATCAGACAAAGGTCGACGAATGCGTTGAGCAATCCAACGCATATCTGACATGGATGTGCAATCAGAGTCCACAAAAACATCAAAAGGAGAAATGCGTTCCACAAACGGACGGTCTTCTGTAATAATCTGAGCAGACTCAGTTATTGACTCGGGACTCCCATCGGCAAGTTCGTCAGAACTTTCATACTCAACATCCTTCTCAACAAAACGGTACCCGGTCTTAACCCAACCATGACCACAAATCAAAGTGTCTTTTACCGCACGACGAAATTCCTTTTGACACTCATAATGTTTCCACCAATAGTTCACGATTGCTTCAGTAACAACTGCGTTCGGAGCCTGCTCCGACTTACGAGCATTAACAGTAATCTTTGGATAGTTAACGCTAACACCAGGAGCAATGACGTTAATAGTTGCAAAAGCAATGTTGACCAACAACTGGTCACTCTCAGAAGCTTTTATGTAATGCTTACCACGGTACATGTCAATCATACGACGCCAAAGGTCGTCGTATTTTTCTTCTTCTCGCCAACGACGTGATTGATTAATCTTTTTGCGATAACGAGTAATCAGCTCTTGATTAGATGTCCTAGCCATTAGTCCTCTTTCCCAACACTGTCTTTAACACCTTCATGCCAACCAATATGGCCATCAATTTTGCTAGCAACTTTGTCCACCTTATTACCAATGACCCGTAATAAAATGCGTCCCTCTTCATGCTGGTCGGTGTTCTCTTTTCGGAGTCGCTGTAATACGACGACAACTGGTCCCATGAGGATTGCGACGACAATGGGAACCCAGACTGGTTCCACGTCACACCCACCGTTGCCCAACTGGTTCAGCCTTTATGCCAGCTGACTCAGCTTGTCGCATCTGCTCACGCTGACGCTCAACAACCGTAGGTCCATGAAAATCCTCTTTGCCATAAGTAAAACCCCACTTAATGCCTTTGATGTGGCACTTAAAACAAATAGAGCCCCTACGAGGGAGTTCTGCCTCCATAAAAGTCGATAGGCAGTCTAAGCAACGAAATTCTTCCATAACTATTAAGACAATTCGTTACTAAGTACTAGAGCTGGTGTTAAAAGAACCAATTCGTGCATTCTGTGGCTGAATGTCTCGAATAATGTACTTCTCCCACCAACCCATCGTGTTCTTCATTGGGGAATCCTCAGAACGGTACTCAGGCAACCAAACATACTTCAACATCTGGTTAGTTATAGCCAAAGACATCACACGGTCATCATGTGGCGAGCCGTGCATCTTACCGTTGGCTTCACGCACAAACGTGCGAAGTTCAGCCATAGTCTTGCCATCGTACAAAGAAAGACTCTCGTCACGAATAGCAGCATTCAATTCGTCAATAGCCAAAGGCTTAGACACGGAGGTAGTTCTCCAACCCATCGTTTCACTAATCTTTGGATTACGATGGTTCATCTTTCGCTGACGATAAATATTTCGATAACCAGACCTTTGCAAACCCTTCAAAGTAGTCAAGCCGTGGTTGTTTGATTCCACACCAATCAAGGCTCGATTGTAGTAATACCCAATCTCCTTCAAGACCTCTTCACCAAAAATGTCAGGGTCCACGTGCCCGTGCCAATGCGCCACAACCATACCGGTATCGGCAGAGATGATGTGTGCAGAACTGAAGTCCCCATGCCCCAGACCTTCTGCAACGTCCGCTCCAATCACGTAAGTCTCGCCTCGTGCGGGATAATCCCAAATAGCTAAAGCTCCACCATCTTCATAAAAGTCATAGTTGTTACGACCAGATGATGCCTTCAAATATCCACGGTCAGGTTCAATCGGTTCAATCAGTCGTATCGCTTCAAGGTCAAAGACCGGACGACCAGAACGGATAAACGCTTCATCAGGGTCATCAGGATATTCCTGTGCCATCTGCCAATCAGGCAGGTCTGCCTTCTTAGCGTCATACCATGCTTGGTCACGGTCTCCAGCAGACCAAGGAAAAAAGATTCCAGTAAACCGATTGGTTCCAGTTTGAGAGCCAACCCACAGTTCATGGAATATATTCCCTTCACCGTTGGCTGTGCTCAAACAGTTCACACGTCCACCCACATCGGCAATCGGTTCAATGGATGCCCAAGCTTCAGCAGCGTTAGGGATAAACGCCATCTCGTCAATGAACACTCGATATACAGATTCTCCACGAGCAGGGTCATTACCAGAAGGTAATGACTCAATCGCAGAGTCATTGGCAAACACCATCTTCAATTGGTTATCGGACAGCAGGTCAGGCCCACGCTGCCGAACCCAGTTCGGCATCATCTTGTAACCGTACTTGGTTTTCTGTAGCAACTTGGCTGCTTCACGCTCTGTGCGTGAAAGCATTACCGTGAATCGGTCAGGCCAAAAAAATGTTTCCCAAAAGGTAAATGTAGCTGCCAGAGTAGAAAAACCAATCTGACGTGCTTTTAGCACAATCGTGTATCGGTCTTCAATCCAGCATCGCACAGTTTCAATCTGTGCTTCACGCATGTCAAACTTGATACGACCACGCTCAGGATGTCTGATGTGCCAATAGTTTGCACAAAAGTGCGAGAACGCAGCCACCAATTCCTCAGTGGTTGCATTCTCTGGACCCCTACACTTGCGCCACTCCTTCTCATTGAGAAGGTCGGTTAGTTCCATTATGCCTTCTTAGCGGCTGCCTTCTTAGCTGCAATCTTTTGAGGAGTTGCACCAAATGCTGCATCAATTTCATCTTTAGTGAGAACACCATCAATGCTTGCCTTAGCAAGACCTTCGGCTACTTTGAAGATGGACACTGCACCAGCAATCAATGCTGACTTCCATACTTCCAAGTCAGGAGCAATTACCGCAGCACCAGTGACAACGCCCAAAGCGTTAGTCAGAAACAATGCTACAATTCGTCCTGCGATGTCTTTTGCCTTATTCATTTTTTTCTCCTAATAGTGCACCAAGTAGATGAATCGCAATTGCGACCAACGTGATTTGTATCCCAAATACCCGTGTTGAACCTGACAACGTAATCAGCACCATTCCAGTGCCGGCTAGAGTCCAGGTCAAACCATGGATTTCAGAAAGTATTTTCTTCACACCTATAGTGCTAGCTGTTACTTCACCCTGCGTTGTCCTGCTGCAACGGTGGCTGCCCCAGCAGCAACCGCTATAAGCGTCCTGCGAGTGTCCACGGGGACATTAGAACCAATTGGAACATAATCACCCAAACCATCATCAAATACGTTTATGGTCTTCTCGAACGCTTTACGAACGGTTACGGGGGCAGACTGAACCGCCTCAACCAAAGCATCTATTTGGGTGTTATCTAATTGGGTTACATCCAAGGTGTCAAAGATTTCCTCTGCCTGTTCTGAGGTGACAACCTCAAGCACATCTGGGTTGGACGCCAGTTCTGTTGCTTGGTCTGGTGTTACTGCGGTAGCAAGGATTTGCTCAATTAGTGCTACCGCTTCTTCCTCGTCTAGTTCAGCAATAGATTCCACAACCGTGTCAAACTGTTCTTCGGTCAAAGACACATCTTCGCTGGCATCTTCTAGGGCTTGCACAAGTTCAGGTGGCAGTTCTGCAATCAACTCGATTGGCAGGATTACAGGAGGCTCTGGCATTGTGTCTGGTGGCAATTCAATTGTGTCAGGTGGTCCTGGCAGTTCACCGACAAACGGTAGCGTTTGCGGTGGCTCAATAGTAGGGTATGTGTCCACAGGGAATGGCATTGTGTCCACAATGTAGGGAGGGAGTTCTAATGTTTCTGGTGGATATGTTTCAATCTCTGGTGGCAAG